GCTCGCCAGTTCCAAGAGGAGCGCATGCGGGACGAACGGTGCGACGCCATCCGAGAGGAGCGCGAGGAACGGCAGAGCTTCTGGGCGTGGCCGTGAGCGTCGACCTTCGGCTGGGCGATTGTCTCGACGTTCTTCGTGAGATACCTGCGAACAGCGTCGATGCGATTCTGGCAGACCCGCCCGCTGGGATCTCGTTCATGGGACGGTCTTGGGATTCCGACAAGGGCGGCCGTGACCAGTGGGTCGCTTGGTTGACCGAGGTCATGGGCGAGTGCCTGCGTGTGATCAAGCCTGGAGGTCATGCGCTGGTGTGGGCTTTGCCTCGCACGTCGCACTGGACAGGCTGGGCGCTTGAGTCTGCCGGGTGGCAGATCAGGGACCGGATCGCCCACCAGTTTTACAGCGGGTTCCCGAAGTCTCTCGCCATCGACCTCGCCATCGACCGACACCTTGGCCGGGCTGAACAGCGGGAGGTCGTAGGGGAGAGGGAGGGCACCTTCCCTCGCAAAGAGGGTACGTGGTCGATGGCCACAGAGAGGGCGAACCGGACGGCGGGCGACCGGATGGAGTGCCACGTCACGGCCCCCGCCACTCCCGAGGCCGCTGCGTGGTCGGGGTATGGCACGGCGCTCAAGCCGGCCATCGAGGATTGGTGGCTGTGTCGAGCGCCACTGTCCGAGAAGTCTATTGCGGCGAACGTCCTGGCGCACGGTACGGGGGCGCTCAACATCGACGCCTGCCGCTACGCCTACGGGGATCCGGCGTGGCCGGGGCCGGGGGGCGAGAAGGGGGACTGGCCGATCACGGATCGAAACGGAGACAGCGCGCCGATCTGGGGCGGCGCGATTCCTACGCCTACAGACCACGCCCTCGGGCGCTGGCCGGCAAACGTGATCGCCATTCCCAAGAGCAGTCGAGCCGAGCGGGAGCGAGGCTGCGAGGGACTGACCGCTAGGACCGGGGCCGAAGCGACGGCTTCCAAGGAAGGACAGGCCCGGCTAGACAGCCCGAGGACCGGGGCGGGGAGGTCCGCCGACGAGGTTCGCAATCATCACCCCACCGTCAAGCCCGTCGCCCTGATGCGCTGGCTATGCCGGCTCGTCACCCCGCCCGGCGGGACCGTCCTCGACTGCTTCCTCGGGAGCGGGACGACCGGCGTCGCCGCCGTGGCCGAGGGCTTCGACTTCATCGGCATCGAACGGGAGCCCGAATACATGGCGATCTGCGAGGCGAGGATCCGACACGCGGCCCGGGGGGTTGGCGGCGGCGACACCATCGACCTGTTTCGACAGGCCCCCGAAGTGGTCGTCCGGTGACTGACCAAGCGGACAAGATCCTCGCCGTGCTTTCCGGTGACGCGTTGACGACGACGGAGTTGCGCCGTGCCTTCCGCACCGCCGGGTGGCATTGGTCTATGGATACCGACAAGGCTTTGCTGGACCTGCGGGTGAAGGGTCGTGTTGCCGTTGCCGCTGGTAGGTGGAGAGCAAAGGGCTTGACCGAAAGAATGGAGTGAATCTACGATGTGCGTGCTGGATTGATCCCCGGCCGCCGCGCCCTGCCCCGGAGTCCTTTCATTCTTCGGGCCTCCTGGGGCGGGGCGCACTTTCAGAGGAATGAACCATGAGACGACAAGACATGATTGCCTGCGGGCGCCACGCCGAGCGCATCCGAATGGTCTGCGAACTGATGGACTTTGACGAAACCGTCAAGGCCAAGGTTCTGGCGGAGGCCGATGCGATCCAGGCGCTCTTGGAAGATGAAACCGAGAGGCAGCGGGCCTATGACCGCAGTCGCAAGAAGAAGGATTCCGATGGGTTCCATGGGGTTCCAACGGATTCCAACGGAAACCAACGGATTCCGAAACCTACAGTAGTAGTAGAAGGAGTAGTAGTAGAAGCAGAAGAAGTAGAAGTAGCTACTCCTCCCCCTTTCATTGTCCCTTCCGTGTCGATGGAGGACGTCGATGCGGTCCTAGCCGGCTTCAACGAGATCACGGGCTCGTCGCTTCGGGTTGGCTCGACGCGTTCCAAGAAGGCTGCGGAGAAGGTCCGCTCCCTGCTGGCTCGCTTGACCAAGGAGGAGGGCGACGTCGAGGCGGCCCGTCGTCGGCTTGGCCGGGTGGTGATGTGGCTGTGGAAGGAGCGGGCGGGCGGCGACTTCGCCAAGTTCGTCGTGCCCTCCACGGTGTGCTCGCCGTCAAAGTTCTCCTCATACGAGGAGCAGATGGGGGTGCCGACGAACGGCACGGCCAACGGCATGAGTCGGTCGTCCTTCGACGATGCGGTCGCGGCCTGCGATGCGTGCAAGTGGACGAAGATCGACTTCCCCCACCGGGTGCATTGCCAGCAGCACTCTCGGTTGCTTCGCGACGGGGAGGTGTCGGCATGAACGGCGAGACCCCCGGCATACTGCCCAGGGACTTGGACGCGGAGGCGGCCACCATCCACGCCCTGTTCCACGATCCCGAGTGCATCGATTCGATGGTTCCATCGCTCGACAGCGCCGACTTTCACTCCGAGAAGGAGCGCACGATCTTCATGGCCATCGAGGCGCAGCGTGCGGACGGTGCCGACGTGTCCATCGAGGGCGTGTACACCCGGCTCGCCAAGGACGGCCTGCTGGAGCAGGCGGGTGGCGTGGGCCACCTGTCAGACCTGTACGAGTTGGGCCTCGGTCCGGTGTTTGGGATGGCGAACGCCGAGCGGGTGCAACGCCTCGCCCGTCTGCGTCGTGCCGCAGTCGCCGGGCAGCGCGTGTGGGAGGAGGTTGCAGCAGGCATCGAGGAGGGGAGGGTCGGCGCGTTCCTCGACGAGTCCGCCGATGCGTTGCGTGCGGTCGCCCTTGAGGAGTCGATCACCGAGACGACCGTGACCTTCGACGAGGCGTACATCGAAAGCATCTACGCGCTGCAAGAGAGGATGCGGAACCCCAACCCGGTGCCGGGCTTGGCGTCGCCTTGGCCCACCCTGGACAGCGAGACGACCGGCTTCCACCCCGGCGAGCTTTGGGTGATCGGGGCCCGCCCGTCCACGGGGAAGTCGGCCTTCGGCATGAACGTGGCGATGCACGCGGTGAAGCAGGGGCGGGCGGTCCTGTTCATGTCGCTTGAGATGCACGGCGAGATGTTGATGCAGCGCGTGTTCGCCTCGGAGGCGAGGATCCCGTTGTCGAACATTCGCACCGGCGACATCGACCATGCCTGCGTCGACCGGTTGGTGAGGCTGCAGGACGAGTTGAGCGACAAGCCTGTCCGCATGGTCTATCGCCCCGGCGCCACGGCGAGGCAGATCAGGGCGGAGGCGCTTGCCGCTCGCACCGCCTGGGGTCGGCTGGACCTGATAGTGGTGGACTACCTGCAACTCATGGGCTCCGACAAGGACCGCCCCAACAGAGAGCAGGCGACGGCGGACAAGTCGCAAGCCCTCAAGGCGTTGGCCGGCGAGTTGAACGTGCCGCTGATTGCGTTGGCGCAGTTGAGCCGGGACTCGGACAAGGCGAAGCGCCGCCCTGGCCTGTCTGACTTGCGGGAGTCAGGAGCAATCGAGCAGGACGCGGACGGGGTGCTCTGCATCTGGCGCAAGGCCGGGCTCGCCTCCCCCGAGGCGGAGTTCATCATCGCCAAGCAACGCAATGGTTCCGTGACCGACGTTCCGATGTCGATGATCGGTCGCTACGTTCGCTTTGAGGAAAGGAGTTTCGCATGACGTATCGAGTCAGCCCGCTGCGGGCACACTTGGAGGCCGAGCAGATGGCAGGCGACCGGCGCACGATTGACTACGTGGCGAGGCGGGCGGCTGTCCTCGATGTGATGAGCATGGACGAGATCCGAGAGGCGGCGCAGCGGGTGGCGAAGGCTGTGCGTGCCTCGCAGGCTCCGACCCGTGGGCGGGTGGCGGGGGTTGCCGAGCGGGAGATTTACGACGCCTTGGCACGGCGCAGCGATGGGTAAGCCCAGCCGCGACAAGGGGGCCCGAGGCGAGCGAGCCGCGGTCAAGTTGCTGGAGCAGGCGACCCGCACCCGCTGGCGGCGAGCCCGGGGCGGCGACGTGCAGGCCCTCGGGGATGTCATCCCGGTGGACGTGCCCCCCGCCCCCTGGGATGGCGTCGTGGTCGAGGTCAAAGCCGGCTACCAGGGGATGCACGTCGGCCACCTGCTCCGCCCCACAGCGCGGGAGCTTGGGTGGTGGGCCAAACTGACGGCCCAAGCCCGCGACCTCGGTCGCTCCCCCGTGCTGCTGGTGTCGCTACCGCGCTGGGGTACGACGGTGGTCACGACTCCCCACCTGTACGAAGGCGTCGAGGTCTGCGCCCCCGAATGGGTGGCGGACACGTCGTGGGATGGTGCCGAGGTCGTGGTCGCCCCCGCCGATGCGCTCGCCCCCTCCGGCCTGCTGCTCGACGTGCTGGACCTCGACGAATAGCGATTGCTGGCACGGTGCGGCCCTGTAGCACCACCCCGCTGGAAGATTGGCACACGGGTGTGGGTTTCGGGGTGCGTGCGTCTGCGTGGACGTGGGGCCTGCTTCTGTATGGACGGCGTAAGGTTCAACTAAACCTCCAGGGGGTTGCCTTGCCGGGGCTGCCGCACTTCGCGCGGAAAGTTCGTCAAAGTGTCACCCGGGGATTTTCTCAAACCCGGGGGGTCGCGGACCCCCACCCCATGGTGCCACCCCCCGCGACCCCACAAAAACCCGCGCCAGTGTTGGACCTGCGGCGAACCGGAACACAATAGACAGTCCCCCGTTTTCCCCTGCACCCCCCTTTCACCCCCCTTGTCACAGGTTCGACGCGGGGGAGGTCGGTTCCGTGACACCCCACAAAAAAACGCCCCCCCCGACGCTAGGCCGAGGGGGGCGGCGACCCGTTGCTCACTCTCCTGGGAGGGTCAGGCC